TAATGGCCGCACAGATGATCTCCAAGACCACGGCAGTCTCAACGACTCCTGTCCTCATTGCGACAGGGATGATCGGCGCTTCGTGGATTAGCATCCATTGCGAATCTGCAACTAAGGTCTATGTTGGCGGCGCGACCGTGGACGATGTCAATGGCTTTGAGATTCACCAGAACAGCACGGTAACGCTCTGGCTACCAGAGGGAATCAAGATGTACGCCGTGGTAAAGACCGGCTCTGTAGACTTGTCAACCATCCAGTCAGGAGGCGCATAAATGTCGTACGCAACACTGGCGCAGTTCAAACAGGCCGTGGGGATCACCGACTCAACCGATGACACTGCGCTCCAGAATGTGCTGGACGCAACCGACACGCTGATCGATCTCTACTGCGACCGAAAGACAGGATTCGGCACCGCGACCGAGACGCGCTACTACACCGCTGATGCCTACGACTATGTGCTGACCGATGATCTCGTGAGCGTCACGACGCTGACCACCGACGATCTTGAGAACGGCACCTACTCAACGACCTGGACTGCTGGCACAGACTTCCAGCTCACGCCAAAGAACTACGCGCTAGACGGCTTGCCATACACCGGCATTAGCCGAAGCAATGCCTTCACCAAGAACTTCCCTAAGGGCATCTTCCTTGGCGTGAAGGTGCTCGGCGTGTTCGGCTTCCCTGCGCTCCCAGCCGCTGTCACGCAGGCTGCAATCATCCAGGCAGGCGCTGTGTGGAACAGCCGCACCGCACCGTTCGGCGTGATCGGATCTGCTGACCTTGGCGGCATCCTGCGGATGAGCCGCGCCCTGCACCCAGAGGCCGCACTGATCCTTGAGCCGTACCGCAATCGCGGTGGCTTGGCGGTATGACCGACCTGACGATCCTTGACGCAATCGCCACGCGTCTAGAGGCGGTCACCCCACCCACCGGCTACACGCTCCGCAACGCCTGGGCTACGCCTCCTGAGTCTTTGCCAGTCGTACCGGCAATCGTGCTGTTCCCAGGCGATGACTCGATCACTATCGGCAATGGCAACCGCACCACGGTGCTGACCGTCGCGGTCCGCCTCTACCTTCTGCCAATCCCACGGATGGAAGACAAGTACCGAGACCTCTACACTTGGCGAGCTTGGCTCCGCACCGCGTTCGATGGAGCCGTGACGATTAGTGGAAACGCCGCGCAAGTGGCAGTGACCAGCACTACACTCGGCACAGATACTTATGCTGATCAGGACTACCTGACGGTTGAAGCAACTGCGGAAGTCACGGTCTATGACACCGTGGCGTTCACCGCGTAGAGCAAGGAGAACTTAGATGGCTACCTTCGGCGCAAAGGCTCTGACGCGAATCGCTACTGCGTCGCAGGCCGCATTCGGAACCGCAGCTTCAATCGGCACCGCTACCGGCGAGATCCTCTTCAGCGAGACAATCGGCTCACTCGATCTCGGCGTGACCGTTGATCTCGGTGAGACCATCTCCGTTGGCAAGCGCACCGCCATTCAGGCGAGCCAGCCAACCATTACCGGCAAGGCTCCAATCATCACCATCGCTGAGGGTCCTGCTTCGATGCGAACCCTTCCGCTGATCTTTGATGCGATTGGTGCGAGCACCACAGGCGCAGGGCCATACACCTGGACTTGGTCGCCAACACAGGGAGATGTCGACACGCTCGTCTTCTATTCCTTCTTGGTGACCGACGGCGTGCAGAAGTATCTCGTGCGAGATGCTGCTCCAACCGAAATCACCATCTCGGCTGACGCGACAGGGCTGCTCCAGGCTGGTGCAACCTTCGCTGCTACGACGGCTGCGACATCGGCGCTTGCCTTCCCTACGGCGATTCCTACCAACCCATTCTTGGCTGGGCGCTTGATGAAGTTGAGCACCGATACCAACTTCCCTGACAAGACCGGCACAGGCGCGACCGACTACGCCTCCATCTACAACTTCAACCTGTCCATCACGACAGGTGTGGGGATGGTCACGGCGCTTGATGGCAGCCTGACGGCCGCTACCGCAGCGCTGACCGGTGTGCTTGATGCAACGCTCACCTTCACGGTGGCAAGCAATGCAGCCGCTGGTACGAGCTTCCCAATTACCGACATTGCCGCGCAGAAGTACCTGCGCCTCTACGGCACCACCACCGATAACTACGGCGTGTGGATTCTCGGCTCGTGGGAAGTGGAGAATGTTGTTCCACTTTCAGCAGATCAGGATGGTGTTGTAGTCAATGAAGTCACCTGCCGCCTGGCATATGACACAACCTCAGGCAAGTCGCTTGAAGTCATCATTGACTCGCCGCTGGCAACAGCGCCATAAAGCAGAGCGCCTAGGGCGCTAGTAGGAGGAGCAATATGGAAACAACCAAGATCGCCCTAGAGGGTGAGTTCGCAGGGTGGACCGCCGAGCTGCGTAAGCAAGTCACGGCACGCATCCTGCTCGACTTGGAGTCAGGCGATTCCGCTCGATCACTCCACGCATTCTCGAAGTTGGTCGTGACGCATAACTTCAAGGGGCTTGATGGCAAGCCTGTTGACGATGTGCTGGACGCACCAGTGGATGCACTGACGCAGACGCTTGAAGCGTGGGGCAAGGCGAACCAGCCAAACCCCAAGTAAGGCTCGCTGCCAGGCGGTTGGCGATAGGGCAATCCTTCTCGCCACCGCCAGACATCATCTTCCACCTCTTAGGCGAGAAGTTTGGGATGTGGCCAGATGAGGTGGCGAGCCTGCCGTTAGATCAGGTGATGCTGCACTGGATGATCCACGCGGAGCTGCAGCCGAAAGGAAAGTAATGCCAGCCGGAGTATTCGTAGAAGGCAAGTTCGATAGCAACTACGACCAACTACGGCTGGGCTTCTTGAAGGGTTCCAACCCTACGGCGTTTAAGCGTCTCGCATCGTTCGCCACACTCAACGCCGCGCGCACACTCCAGAAGCCAATGCGAGACAAGGCGCCAAAGGGTCAGACTGGCAAGCTTCGCAAGAAGGTGCTGGCGCGCAAGGCGCGATTCAACAATCCTGCCGCCGTGGTGGGAATCAAGGGTGGGCGCAACGGTGTGTTTTATGGCTGGCTGGTAGTCGGTGGAGTCGGCAATCGCCGCACCACTCCTAACGGCACCTTCGCAGTGAAGGGCGTGCAGAAGCGACCCTTTGTTGATGAAGTGGTAAAGCAGCGTTCAAACATCGACCGAGCAGTAGAGTCATACAGTAAGACGGTGGCCGCGTTCTTCAACGACGAGCCCTTCCGCAATACCATCCTGAAGTTCAAGAGAGGTAATCAACGCTGATGGCTGGTAACCAGACCGCAAACTTTGTCGTCAAGGCTAAGGATCAGGCAAGTGGCCCACTTGGCAAGATCGGCACTTCAATGGGTAAGCTGCGCCGCACCGGCATCACTGCCTTCAAGGGTGTGGCTGCCGCCTCCCTGGCTGCTGCTACGGCTCTTGCCGCCTTCGCCGCAGACGCGATCAGGGCGGCGATGGATGACGAGCGCCAGACAATCCTGCTCAATGCTGCCCTGCGTCAGCGTGGCTTTGATACTAGGGCGCTGAATAAGGCAATCCGCGAGCAGATCACCGCGATGGGTGCGCTCGGTATTACTGACGAGCAGGTCCGCGCAGGGCTTGAGATGGGTTCGCGCTTCTTCAAGGATCAAGAGACCCTGCTCAAGGCAAACGCCATCGCCGCTGACATTGCCGCTGTCACCGGCACTGATCTTGCTGAAGTAGTCGCGACGATTGGTAAGGCTGCTCAGGGTCAGACACGCGGCCTCAAGGCGCTCGGCGTTGAGGTCAAGAAGGGCGCAACAATCCAAGACATTCTCAACGCATCAGCAGCGAAGTACAGCGGCATTGCTGAAGAGATTGCCAACTCGACAAGCGGCAAACTGGCGACATCTCAAGTGCGATTCAATGAGGCGATGGAGAACCTTGGCTATAAGCTGCTACCACAAGTCAACAAGGTTCTTGACTGGCTAACCACCACAGGGCTCCCAGCCTTTGAGCAATTCATTGCAAATGTTGCTCCGGTGTATCAAGCGTTCATTGATGAGGCGATCACACCGCTGATTGATGCCTTCAATAAGCTTGGTAAAATCCTTGGAACGGATATGGGTATCTGGGCGAAGGCTGCGGAACTTGCACTCTTGCCGTTGAAACTTCTTATCCAGACATTGACCGCAGGACTCAACCTGCTTGCAGAGGCTGGCAAGTTCTTTGGTCTTGGTTCTGACCAAGTCAAGTTTGATAGTTTTGTCGCGGCAGGAAGCACAGGCACGGTCGGCACCTCCTACGGCGCACCTGGCGCGATCACCCTTGTAAGCAATGTTTCTATCGGCACCGGAAAGGTAGACACCGTCGTGAGCGACTCAATCAAGAGGACTACCCCACGCGGCCGTAACGAATAATGGCAGCGCCGTTCACGCTGATCGTTGCAGGGGTAACAGGAGCAGGAGCCGGTGGTGACCTGCTCACCTTCCCTGCACCAGCCTCAACAACCACGCCGTATGTTGATCTAGGCACGCTCTCCCTGACGCTCTCAGGAGATGGCGGTGGTGGTTCAATGACCTTTGATGTGATCGAACCAAAGACCCCAAGCGGCACGACGCCGTGGTGGCGCTCAGGTGGCGTCTACGACAATGCGCGAGTTCAGTTCTTTGACAGCCGCTACAGCGCGACCACGCCACTCTTCCTTGGCTATATCACCGGCATTGACGCCAGCCTGCTAGAGAACGGCGTAGGCACACGCGCCACGGTCAATGTTGAGGATGTCGATGGCTGGCTTAGTAAGACCATCATCCGCAACGGCAAGACTGGAATCAGAGCGACCTCATTCGTAGACTCGTTCACGCTCGGCAAGGGCGAGCCAGAGGACAGCACCGCAACGACCGACAGAGAGATCATTGATGGGCTGCTCGCACGAGTTGCCTCACAGCAGGCTGACGCCGCAACCTTGCAACTGCTCAACACCGCCGTGATCAGCGGCACGACACGCGGCATCTACACCGGCACCGCGCAGAAGATTGGCAAGCAGACCTTCAGGGCGACCACCCTCCAGAGCGCGCTCGATCAGGTAGCGGAGGCTGCTGGCGGTATCGCTGAGGTGCAGTACCGAACCTGGGTTGATAACGACGGCCGCCTCAACTATGGACCAAAGGACACTGCTCCAACCTACGCCACCGCTCCTGCCGAGATCGTGACCGATCCTGCGAGCGTGCAGACTGGTAGCACAACGACACCGACGCGCCTTCTTGCTCGTGAACTGAGCGTCAACCTAGATCACGACAATATCGTCAAGGGCATCTTT